ATATAAGATTTCTCGTAGTAAGTGGAATTTGGAAGTTACACAAGAAAATATAAAAGAAATAGAACGTAGTTATTCTGCTCCTGCTGCTCTTCCTGCTGTGGAACAAAATCTTATTCCCGATAAAGATGATACTTTCGTCAAGTTTGGTAACTTCAATGATATTAAGAAAATTATTCAGTCCCGTATTTTTTATCCAACGTTCATTACGGGTCTTTCGGGTAATGGTAAAACGTTCAGTATTGAGCAAGCATGTGCTCAACTTGGACGGGAACTGATCCGAGTTAATATTACAATTGAAACTGATGAAGATGATTTAATTGGTGGATTTAGATTAATTTCTGGAGAAACTGTATGGCATAATGGACCTGTGATTGAAGCACTTGAAAGGCGCTATTTTACTTTTGGATGAGATCGATCTTGCTTCTAATAAAATCCTCTGCCTACAATCTGTATTAGAAGGTAAAGGCGTATTTCTCAAGAAACTGGGAACATTTGTAAAACCATCTGCAGGATTTAATATCTTTGCGACTGCCAATACTAAAGGTAAGGGATCTGATGATGGAAGGTTTATTGGAACCAATGTTCTCAACGAAGCATTTTTAGAAAGATTTCCTGTAACCTTTGAACAAACTTATCCTGCTCCTGCAGTTGAGCAAAAGATCTTAGAGGGTATTTCTTTAGATCTCGGTCTTGAGGATCGTGATTTTTGCAAAAGACTTTGCGATTGGGGCGATATTATTCGCAAAACCTTCTATGATGGTGGTATTGAAGAAATTATCAGCACCCGCCGTCTCGTTCATATTATTCGTGCCTATAGCATCTTTGGTGATAAGGCAAAAGCAATTCAGGTTTGCATCAATCGTTTTGATGATGAAACCAAACAGGCATTTATGGAATTATATGATAAGGTAGATGCTAATTTTGTAATGCCTATCACTACAGAGAGCCTTGACGCAACCCCATCTACCTGATATAATACGGGAAAGTAACCCTGCTTTCCCTCCCTCCCTTTATTTTAAAAAATTATGACTGAAAATTTTGAATCAAATTATGAAAGTTCTATTCCAAAAAACCCTCCTGCAGTAACATTTGGTGCTGCTTCTGTTAGTACTGGAAACAATCTTGTTGGTGGTATTGGTGCTGCTATTACCGGAAGTCATCTTCTTGGTGGTATGGGAGAAGATCATATTTCCTTTAATTATAATAACTACTGGGAAGATGATGGTTTTAGTATGACTGGAAATCCATATGCATCGCCAGATGTTCTTTCTTTAAATTCCCACACTGTTCCCACTTCTTATGAGGTAAAACCACCAATAAACTCAGATCACTTCTGGAAGTTTAGTGAAGGAAAGACACTCAAAGTAGTAGAAGACTATATTAAAGGAACATATAATGGTCACTATGCCTCTGATAAGTCAAAGGTTCAAGTTCTGGATATGATTGATGCGATTGATGATGGAGTTCCTTTCTGTCGTGATAATCTCATTAAGTATTCTTCTCGTTTTGGTAAGAAGGATGGAATGTCAAAACTTGATGCCTTGAAGATTATACACTACGGTGTTCTTCTATATCATTTTGCCGGATTTAATAATGAAACTCAAAAATCAAACTATGAAACTTTCTAACGAAACCCTGACTGTTCTTAAGAACTTTGCCGGAATTAATCAATCAATTCTCGTAAGAAAGGGAAACAAACTTCGCACAATGTCTGTAATGAAAACAGTTCTTGCCGAAGCTGTTGTAAATGAAGAGTTTGAAAAAGAATTTGCCATTTATGATCTAAATCAATTTCTGAATGGTGTTTCTTTACACGAAGATCCAGAGCTTGATTTTCAGAATGACGCATACGTTGTTATTCGTGAAGGAAAAAGACGTGTAAAATATTTCTTTGCTGATCCTCAGGTGATTGTATCTCCTCCAGAAAAGGAAATTTCTTTACCATCACAGGATGTATGTTTTCAATTGGAACATTCCCAGTACGATAAAATCAAGAAAGCAGCAGCAGTTTATCAATTAGAAGATCTTTCTGTAATTGGTGAGGCAGGTGTTATTCGTTTAGTTGTTCGTGATAAACGAAATGCTACTTCGAATGAATATTCAATTGTAGTTGGAGAGACTGATAAAGAATTTACTTTTAACTTTAAAGTAGAAAACTTAAAGATTATTCCTGCATCTTATGATGTTGTGCTTTCTTCTAAACTTTTATCAAAATTTACAAACGAAAGATATAATTTGAACTATTATATTCCTATGGAACCCGATTCTACATTTGAATGAATATCTTCGTCACGTCTCCATTTCCTGCCGAGAGTGCCACTTGTCTTCCAGACAAACACATAGTTAAAATGCCCTTAGAGACATGCCAAATGCTCTCTATCGTGGCATCAGAGAAGTGGGGGCACAACTATGGAACTCTCCCAAAGATGGATGGAACCCCCTATAAGACCGATAAGGGTGCCTTCCGTAATCACCCTTGTACTTTATGGGCAGCAAAGACCATTAATAATGCCTATTGGTTAATAAAGTGGGGAATGAACTTGTGTGATGAATATACGTTACGCTATAATAAAATACATTCGTGCTATAATACTTTATTACAAGCATACTATTTGTTTCCCAAAGGTAAGATTGACAAAGTGACATCATTTGCCCGTGCGATGCCCGAAGAATGGAAATATGATGATACGATTGATACTTTTACTGCTTATAAGATGTATGTCGCATCTAAACCTTGGGTGAAGGATAACTATCTTCGCCTACCAAATAGAAAACCTGAATGGGTCTAAATTATGAATAATGACTTCTTGTGGGTAGAAAAATACGCGCCGAAGAAAATTGAAGATTGCATTCTACCTGAAGGTATTAAAAAAACATTTCAGGATTTTGTAAATCAAGGACAAATACCAAATCTGTTACTTGCCGGACCTCCTGGGGTTGGTAAGACAACAGTCGCAAAAGCACTTTGTAATGAATTAGGAGTTGATTTTTATGTCATTAATGGATCTGATGAGGGAAGATTTCTCGACACAGTACGGAACCAGGCAAAGAACTTTGCTTCGACCGTTTCACTTCAAGCAACTGGCAAACACAAAGTTATCATCATTGACGAGTGCGATAACACAGGGAACGATGTACAACTCCTCTTACGGGCGAATATTGAGGCATTTTATGGTAACTGCCGATTTATCTTCACCTGTAACTACAAAAACAAAATTATTGAACCTCTTCACTCCCGATGTGCCGTTGTCGAGTTTGGTATTAAGTCCAAAGACCGACCAAAAATTGCATCAAAGTTCTTTGAAAGGCTCAAAAAGATCCTGGATCAAGAAAAAGTTGAAGCAGATGATAAGGTTCTCGTTCAACTGATAAATAAGCACTTTCCTGATTGGAGGAGAGTTTTGAACGAATGCCAAAGATATTCTGTATCTGGTAAAATAGACTCCGCAATTCTTGCCACCTTCTCTGATATAAAAGTAAATGATCTCATTAAACACCTCAAAGAAAAGAACTTTCCGGAAGTTCGTAAATGGATTGTGGCAAACCTTGATAATGATGCCAGTAGTATTCTTCGTATGGTGTATGATGCTTTATATGAACATCTGGATGGTCCCAGTATTGCTTCTTGCGTTCTTATTGTGGCGAAATATCAATATCAATCGGCATTTGTAGTGGACCAAGAGATAAATCTTTTAGCAGCATTAACAGAGATTATGATTGAGAGTAACTTTAAATGAAATCTCTTAAAACTTGTTTAAGATATCCTGGGGGCAAAAGTAGGGCGGTCACAAAGATGGATCCATACTTTCCTGATCTTAGATATTATAATGAGTTTCGAGAACCATTTCTTGGGGGTGGATCTGTAGCAATTCATATTACCAAAAAATATCCAGACTTAACTATTTGGGTAAATGATCTTTATGAACCTTTGGTGAATTTCTGGCAACAACTTCAAATGTTTGGTGCCGATATGAAAGACAATCTTCAAGGAATAAAATTAGCAAATAATAAACCAGAATTAGCAAGAGATCTATTTCTTTATTGTAAGGATAAATTGCACGAAGAAGGTCGCTCAAATCTTGATCGTGCTTCTGATTTTTATATTATTAATAAGTGTTCTTTTTCTGGACTTACGGAAAGTTCCTCATTTTCGCCACAGGCATCTAATTCCAATTTCAGTCTTAGAGGTATTCAAAAACTTCCTGAGTATTCTAAACTTATTTCAAAATGGCGTATAACTAACTATTCATATGATTATATGATGGACGGAAACAGAAATGTTTTTATGTATCTTGATCCTCCTTATGACATTAAGGATAATCTCTATGGCAACAAAGGATCAATGCACAAAGGATTTGATCACGATAAGTTTGCTG